TCCGACACTCGCTGCTGCGGAGATTCCATCTGCATCTAAGGCTACTGTGTCTGCGGTTATAGTGACCGCTTTTACATCTGATCTAGCCATAAATTACTCCTAGATAATACCTGTAAGGTTAATTAATGAATAATCAGTAGTTACGTTAACAATCATAACTGTACCGATTACTTGGATAACATCTCCAGCGGCTGGTCCAACTGCTCCTGCTGCACCTAAAGGTACTGCATGGTTACCGACAACAAGTGTTCCTGAAGTCAATACTGTAGCTGGTCCTGAAACTGAAAACCAACCATAAGCACTTGCTGCCATATCGACTACTGTTACACCTAGTGTAGCACCTGTAGTTGTAGCGGCTTGAACAATTTGAGCACTGCGTGGGTCAGGTATTAATGTTACCCGTGAACTTGTAGTTATTGCTGTTGCTAAATCATCATAACAAGTAATCACTATTGATGGGTCTGCTGAATGGTCATGTGCTGGATTAGATTTTATTCTAAGCATTTGACCTTCACCTGCTGCATCGTTGATATATAAGTATCCATTAGCGTATTGATTCAGCGTAATGTCAGTACCTGCGGTTTCAACTGAAATTGCAGTTTCACCAGCAGCGACACCTGCGGTTGGAGTTAAATCAAAGTGATGTGCTATAGAAGCAGCGTGAGTTACGCATTTACCTGCTGTAATAGCTGTTGCTGCTAATCGACCATAAGCAAAAACAGTATTACCGTAAAGTAATCTGCTGCCTAATGGAAATAATTGAGTAAGCCCTGAAGTAAACGGGTCAACTGTTCCATATTGGCTTCCGCCTTTACCTACAATAAAATCGGCTGGTCCATATCCAGTTGCTGCAACATATTGTGTATGTCCACCTGCATCTGTAAAGATATTACCGTCTGCATTGATTACTAAACCATCAGTAATTGCACCTGTTGTTGTGTTTGTATCAATGGTTTTAAAGCCATTTTCGGACCTGACTGGTCCATTAAAAGTTGTATTAGCCATAATTCCCTCCTAAAGAGAATAAATCTATCATCTTGGCAAAGTCTGCTCTAGGTCAGTTGATAGACAATTAAAAAATCCTAGATATAAAAAAAGGGAGACCCATTGCTGAGTCTCCCATTACTTCTTACGAACTACCCGGAGAACCCCAGACACCAAGTGGATCAGATACCCCGAAGGAGTACCTTTCTCTAGCTTTGTATCTAACATTACCAGTATCAAAGTCACCATCCATATTGGTGGTCATAGGACTTCTAACAAAATGCTTCATACCATCAGGAACATCAGTAACGATAAAGAAGGCATTAGTATCAGTTAAATAATTATTAACTGAGAAACCTTCTGGTATCACACCATTGCTCTTAATTGCATTAATGTCATTGTCAGCAGTACCGACTCTGTATTCACTTGAAAGCAAGCGTGTAGCAGTAAACTGCAAATCACTAGGTACGATCAATTTTCTTGGTCGTGCCGCAATTTTTAGTCCTCTTTCATCAGTCCACTTACCAATTTGAATTACCGCATCTTCTAAAGATGTTTCATTCAAGTCAGCAGCAGTAGCTGGTCTGTTAGAGTTTGTGCCACCGTTTACTAATGGATGTCCATCACCACCAGTAACGCCATCTCCAGAAGCTGTGAATAGGTTTACACCATCACCGCCCTGAAAGCTGTTAGTAAATCCATTGTTTAATGGAAAAACAGATTTTACTTGCTTTGTGTAGCTCATTGCACGAGCCAAAGCTTTAGTATAGCGAGCAGAGAGTGAAACATATAAATTATCTTCCATTGCCTCTTCTGTAATCGCATATCCCATCGCAATTGTTTCGTGGGTGTAACGTGCCACAAAAGATTCTTGAGCAGTATCATAATTGATAGATGATCCTTCGTCTTTTACTGGTGCTGCACCAAATCCTGACAACTTGAGTTCCTCTTCAAACGATCTTTCAGAGTTTTCAGATGTGTAGATTTCTTCGTGCTGATTGTCATAACGAGCATACTCGTCTCCGAATAAGGCATTTAAGCCCGGAAGGAGTTGATGTAGCTCTTGCGCTCTTGATATCGCCATAACTATATACCCCTTTTATCCGATACCAGTTGTATTTAACAACTGATGACCTACGTTAAACATAACCAATACGTCTGTAAAAGCATCACCAACTGCACTATCAGGACCATCGACAAAATCAATAATCTTTAAAGGTAGTGTGTTTGTTGTGTTTGCAGTAGAAATATCTACCACATTTTTACTTCGACCTATTGCCGTTGACCCTGCTGTTAATGCTACTGCACAGTTTTTACCAAGAGCGTCTTGGGTTGCTGCGCCATCACATTGCATTTGCATAATAACGAAAGGGTCTGATGCTACATAAGCAACAATATCATCTGCCGCTATTGAAGCAGGGAAATGTTGGTTTGGTGTAAATTGACCTGTTGTTGGATCAGTATATGCGCAACCCATAAATATTCCTATAGGTGTACAAGCTGTAGTACCAGTATCTTTTTGGATAGTAGTATTAGGATTGTCATCAGCCCATTTTACAAAGTCACCAAAAAATATAGAAGTGCCAAAAGCATTTTTAATTTTATAGTGTGTAATTTTAGAGTTGAATGCGCAAGAGACTAAAGAACCAACAGGTAAAGCTCCGTGAGGAGTTGCTGTTGCGGACATAATTATCTCTCCTTTGAGATTTTATATATTAATAAGACTTTATGAGTCTCTACCAAATGTTGTCCTCGTTTTCCTTTCAAATACTTGTTTAGGCATACGAGGATCGTTTTCTTTTAAATAGATGTTATCAACAGATTCCATTTGTGTTTGAGCGATATCACCAAAGTGATTATCTCTTGCTTCCGCAAGGTTCTTAGGCATCTTACATAATAACTGTCCACCTATTTCGATGTTACCTTTCTTTGCCCAATCAGAATTATGATCCATCATTTGATTTTGGAGTTCAGGGTGATCTTCTAATCTAGAAGCTTCCCATCCTTCTCTAAATCTTCTTGATACATTAGTGTTATCAGTTTGACCTAAAGTAGCCGTTCTGATCCATCTAAATGCCCATCCTTCTTGTGGACTAGGGTCTGGTAAATTTGTGGGATTTTCCCAACTTGCTATTCGTTGAGCAGCTTCTCTGCTGTCTAACGCCCTAGGGCTACGCTCTTGTTTTTTTGGAGTATCTTTAACAGAATTTTTCTCCACTTTTGTGTTATCTAATTCTGCCATATTAATTCTCCTTTAATAATTGAGTTGCATACTGTTTTGCTGTAATTCCTAATTGCCGAGCTAGAGCAACTTGAGTTTTAGTCAGCCGTATTTGCGTGGGTTTTTTGTTACCGCTATCCCTCGTGGCGGTTGCGACAACTGTTTGTGGTTGTCGTTTTCGTGTTTCTTCATTAATAACCATTTCTGAATTATTTGTAGTTTCAACACCGAAAAAATCTGGAAATCCTTTACGCATTCTTTTATCTACTTCTGTGTAGTATTCTTTAGATTGCGTTAATGGATCAATTCCATTTTGTAGTAAATCTTGATCTATATACATAGCAAATGAAGTCATTGTTTTATGATTTGCATCGCTACCTAAAAACCAAGGATTTTTATTTGACCATGCTTGCATGTCTGGGTCCATCTTTTTTTGTTGGACATTTTCTACAGCTTCTTGAGGCATAGTTTGTATAATTTGATTCTGAACTTGTTGTGCAACACTTCCTGATTGATTTTCTGCAAGTGTAGCTTTAGCTAATAATTCTTGTGCTTTAACCATTGCATCAGCATCACCTTCTTCATAAGCTTTTTTATATGATTCTGTAGCACTTTGTTTTGCCCATAAAGCATTATTATGAGCTTGTTTATTTAATACTTGACCGCCTTGATCTACCATTTTTTGTAAGCGTTGATTATCAGATAATATTGTTTGCAATCTATTAGTGGCTTCATTTGCCATTCTGTTTGATTGTTCTTTTGCTCTTCTTTCTTCGTGAAATTCGTATTTTATTTGTTTAATACGATCAGATGCTCTTTGGCTATAATCTGATATTTCTTTGTCAACATCATCATCATTGACTTTGGATTCTATTTTTTCAGATTTTTTAGGTCTACGATCTTTTTCTGGAGTATCGTCTATTATTTCTACTTCAACATCATCTGATGTATTAGTATTTATTTCAGTTGAAACACCAAAAAATTTATTCTCTTCTGTTTGAGAATTTGTTTCTTGTTTAGGTTCTTCATTTATTATTTCAATATTTGATTGACTCATGCTCTTACCACTCCTGTAGGATCATCAACGACTGCTTCCACAGTATCGTCATTAATTAAACGAAATTCTTGTCCATACATTTTGATACGAGTACCTGAGTAAGCGCGAAATATAACCCAATCGCTTTGTTTACACCAAGCTCCAGTTGGAAATCTTTTAGAATCTTTATAACATTCTTTACCAAGTTTTAAAACATACCCACATATATTAGATATTTCTTCATCTCTTAAAGTTGAATCTGCTTTTAATATACCCCCTTTAGTTTTTTTATCTGCTAAAGGCATAGCTACTAGTATCTTCCAACCTTTAGGTTCTGGAAGTTGACTTTTAATTTTGTCATCTACTATAGGTTTTTTTACGCTTTCTGGCTTTGGTATATCTTTTAATATTGTATTATTTTTCATATTTGCACGACCTTTAGGTGTCGAGTTCCTCTTATTCTTGAATGTGTTTTTCAACCCAATCTAAGACTTCTCTCTCTGCAAGGGCTAATCCCTCTATTATTCCAGCCATCTTTTGATAGTCGCTATAGTCTTTACAAGCACCTGTCGAAACATGATCAGCATGTTGATTCATAATACTTCTGAGTCTTTTTTTTAAAAATTCAGAAAGAGATATCTCTTCCATTTTTAATGCTTGCTCTTTGATATTATTTACCATTCTTATTGCTATCTTTAGCGATATTTAAAGCAAAGTCAACACCTTTTTGATAATCTTCTCTTTCGGCTTGATTTTTTATTTGCTGAACATCTAGCAAATCGCTAGCAATACGCTGTTGTACATTTGCACTTGCAATTTCTTCTTGAGATTTAATTCTTTCTTTTTCTAAATTATCTCTACTTTGAGCTTTTTTAGCATCTAATTCTAATTTAGCTTGACCTTCTTGAGTTTTACGTTGCTCTTCAGCTTCTTTAATAGCAACTTCTCTTTCTCTCATTTGTATTAATGGGTCTTTTTGTTGTTCTTGTAATCTTTCTTGTTCTGCTTGTGCTTGTGATGTTGAAGATATTCTTTTAGCAGCTTCAGCAACAAGAGAAGAAATACGTTTTTCAACATCTGCAGGTATTGGCTCACCTTCTGGCGGTAACTCAATACCCATTTCTTTTTCTATTTCTTTTCTATATTGCATACTTAAATGTTCATTAACATAAGCTGATGCTGCTGATAGTATTGTTTGAGCATTTGGTGAAGCTTGAACTAGTTGCATCATTTCTGGATTTTCTTGAGCAGCAACAACAGTTTGTATATGTGCTTCATGATCTTGCGTAATAAATGCTTTAACAGGTTTACCATTAATAATATTTTGTACTGCACTTACTGGATCAACTGCTTTAACATCATCATCAGTAGGTACAATATTTTCTACATCTTTAATTCCTAACACTTCTAGCATCTGTCTGTGCAATTCAGGAAGGTTATACATCTGAGGTGCTGACTGCGCTAATTGCATAGCAGCTTGATATTGCATAATACGTTGTGCCATTGTTGCAGCATTAGGATCAGATACTGGTAGAACATCTATTCTATTATCAAAATCTTCTGCTTTAATAAATTCTTCGTCATCCATTTCATATGGATAAGATGGGTCGGTAAAGTCTTTAACAATATTAACTAGTATATTAAATTCTTTACGCATAGAAGCATGAAGTCTAGCTTGTACTGCACTCATTACTTTCATGTTTCTTTCAAGCAATGCAAGTGTTGTACCAACAGGAGCTTGCCCATTCATATCAGATATCTTCATATCCGATACACTTGCAAAACGTCTGCCTTCTTCTACAATATTTTGCAATAAAGCATATAAAGTAGCTGAAGGTTCTTTATAAGGTAAGAAAGTAATATTATCTCTAATAGCACCGCCCGGAATATCTACATCTCTAAACTCGCCCGGCATTATAGGGGTGTCATCACCTTTAATTCTAAGCCCTCTGGCTTTTAAACCGCCCGGCAAATTAGATAAAGTTCCTGCATCTACTAACTGTCTTAATAAGCTAGTAGCAGATTTGGCTAATCCACCTATCATGTGTACTAAACCAAAACCATAAAAACCTAATCCCGGCAAATACTGGTAATGAACAAAGTGCATACGTCTTAGTTTTTTAACATCATCTTCATAATAATTTCTACGAATACTTAATACAATGCCACTAGGAAAATCCAAAGTAACTACATAAGGTAATGCTATACCTGTTGGTTCACCTGATTCTCCAACATCTTCAAATCCTTCTAAGTCTAAATTTACCTGCATTTCTAATAAGATATGACGATTATCTAGGTTATAAGTGTCTGTTTCACCTGTCATTTCATCGTATTTTTTAGCTACATCACTAGAACTAGGCGATGCATCAGGTAGATCAATGTCACGATAGAAACCACTAACTTGCATTTTTCGTACATCATTAGATGATTTCTTCATTACATGCGTAGCACGTTCACAAGTTTCTAAATCACTTGCACCGTAATTTACTACTACATCTTCTGCTGGTACAAAAAGTGAACAAGGTCTATCTAAGTTAGGATCAAAGTATACTTTTCTAAATGCAGAACCCGCTAATGGCAAAGAAAATAACATCTTTTCTGTTTCAGAGCGATACTCTGTCATTTCATGTGTTAGCAAGTAGTTAAGATAATCTTGAACTCTGCCAGCTTGTTTAGTTTTTTCTTCAGTATTCTTGCCAACAATCTTAGTCCTAACTGGACCTTGTGCTGGAAACATTTCTGATATTGCTTGAGATTGAAAACGAATAACAGCTTCACTCATCATCGGATGAAATACACCACAAGCACCAGCCCACGGGGTAGTTCGATCTTCAAACTTCAAACCTAATTGATCTAAACCTTGTGTATAAGTTTCTTCCCAGTCTGATCTAGATTCTTTGTCACCTGTATAGGAATCAATTAAATCTTTACCTAAAGCATTTAAATCATTTTCATTTAAAATATCTGCAAGATTAGAATCAAAATTAGATTCATCAACTTGGCTTGCATTAGGATCAAAATCAATAATCATGCCACCATCTTCTGTTTCTATTGAAACAGATTCAGGATTTTCAATTGCTATTGAAAGTTCTTCTTCTGGTTCTTGCTCTACTGTTCCCTCAATAGGTGTAGCAGTCATTCTTTCAATTGCCATAAAATATTATCCTAGTGTAATACTCGATTATCAGTTTCTGAAATATATAGATTATCTATAATTTCTTGAAGCTCTTCTTCAAAATCTTGACATAGTTCTTGAACATTAGTTAACTCTCCACGCAAAACCAAATGATTTAACTTAGCTGTACTTTTTGCTTTTTCAGTTGATTCGGCATGAATGTCTGGTCCTGCATATTCTTTGCCTTCTTTTGAATAAAACGATGTTTGAAATATTTTCATTAGTAATATGCTGCTATCCTGTTATGTTCTAAAGGCTCATCTTCTTCATCAGTATGAAGAGGAACAAAGCCACCTTGTCTAAATCTTAACAGAGCTTGCGTAGTGCTATCAACTAAATCGTCATGTTCCATGTTAGGAAATCCAGCAAATTCCTCAATAACTTCTTCAGCCCATCGAGTTGCTGGTGACCACACTATACCAGAAGCAAATAAATCTGATACTGCATTGACTCTTGATATTTTATCATTTCCGCGACTTGGTGTGTATTCTTGTACTGGAATACCCATCGCTCTTAATTCAAATATTAAAGGTGTACCCGCTGCTTTTGCTTCAACAATACATGCATCAGGTTTATATTCTTGATACTTTTCCATTGCTCTTCTTTTAAGATCAGGAAACTCTAGCCTTTCTTTGTAAGCATCTAATAGAATTAAATTAGGAGCTAAATGCCCTTCCTCTTTATCTTCTCTATAGAAAACTCCCCAAGTAGTGCAAGCAGAGTAATCGGCTCTTTGTGTTTTTAAGAATGCCGTATCCCATGATTGAATAATAAACTCACAATCTGGAGGATTCCTGCCTTCCCAAGACTTCCACCATTCTCTTTTAACTAACGCACCTTCTTCTGAAGTAGGGTCTTGTTGGTATTGTGCCATCCATTTACTATTAGGCAGTTCTGATCTAAGAGCTTCTAACTCTTCTAATTTCCAAAACTCAGCCCATAAAGGCTTGCCTGAAGGCATGATAGCGGGTAGCTCTATTACTTCCCATTCGTCTGCACCACCACGTTTTATGCTGGCATCTACAACACGACCTGTTAAATCTTTATTATGCCAGCGTGTCATTACCATAACGATTGAACCATTAGGCTGTAAACGCTGACGAGGACCAGAGGTGTACCATTCATAGGTACGATTGAATACATTGATATCCGCACTCGCACCTTCTTGCTCTGAGTGAGGATCATCTATTATAAGTAGGTCAGCACCTTTACCAGTTACTGCACCACCAACACCGATAGCAAAATACTCACCACCTTTATTGGTATTCCACCTTCCCGCAGCTTTACTATCTGATTGCAAGCTAACATCTGGGAACACAGATTTAAAATCTTTACTGCCAACTAAGTTCCTAACCTTCCTACCAAAGCCAACAGCCAGTTCTGCGGTGTGAGCAGTCTGAATAATCTTCTTATCAGGATACTTACCTAGAAACCAAGCAGGTAACAAATAAGAAGCGAACTCTGATTTGGTATGACGAGGTGGCATGTTAATGATTAAACGCTTTAACTCACCTTTAGCGACTCTCTCGAATGCTTCAGCCATTACTTCGTGGTGTTTACCATGAATAAACGCTGCCCACATCTCGTTAATGAAAGGCATGAAGTTAGCTTGAGCTTTTTCAGCACGACTAACTTCAGCGAGTTCGTTAATCATACTAGCGAACTGTTCTTGATAAGCTTTAGGTAATTGTTGTATCTTTTTTAAGACAGCATTATTCATATATGCTTAACTTTATTCCTTAACCTTAACCACAAGAAAAGAAATATTAAAATTAACGCAGGTTGCAAGATTATAAATATAACAATATTAGCAAGGGCAT